GATGTCGTAGGCGTTGCTGAGCACTGCGGCGCGTGCTTGAAACTGCTCCTCGGACAGATTGTCGAGGTCGCCCGTACCGTAAAGGTCGGGGTTCTCCTTAGCCGCAGACTCGAAAAACTGGTTCGCGGCGCGCATAGCCGCATCGGTGTTGTTGTCAGTCGTGGCGGCTGATGTCTCGTGCGTCTGTGCGAGTACCTTGTTTACACCCTCAATGACGCCATTCAGCTTTTCTGCGATAGCCTTCCCGATATCCGGGTCGCCGATCTCCTCGCCCAGCTTTGCGCCGTCGAGCAGGTCCAGTGACGTGGGGAGGCCGGCCTGCGAGGCCGTAGATGCGGGGGCCTCGCCGCTTTCCTGCGGCGGCTTCTGGCCGGCGGCCCGCGCGGCCTGGATCGCGGCCTGGGTCTCGGCAAGCTCGACGCGCTGGTGGTGCTGCTTGGCGAGGCGAAAAAACCCCCGATCGCGCTTGTCGATGGCTTCACGAATCTCGTCCGCAGTCCAGCCGGAGGAGAGCAGCGTCCCGACTTCGTCCTCCGTAAGGGTTTCGTCTGCCGGTTCAGCCGGCGACCCGGGGGCATCGGGAGAAGTCTTGGTCTCACCACCATCCGCCGGGGGGTCGCGCTCGGGAGCGGGCTCAGGGGTATCCGCGGCATCGGCGGACTTCGGGTGGAGTACGCCGTCGATGGCGGCGAGGGCGGCTTCTCGGTTCGACGAGAACTCGGCGCTTGGGAGCGCACCCTCTGAGGCAGTCTCCGGATGTGTTTGGGTGTCGTTTGTGCTGTCGCTCATTTATCGGGCCTCCATTATAGTATACACTAACAATCGGGGTATGTCAACCCTAATCCTCGAATCCTGTGGCGCGGAGTACCTGTTTCTTCTCATGCCTGTTTCGGGCGATCGGGATTCCGAACATCTCATCGTTCGGGTCGAGGCTCATCTTTACGTCGGGTATGCGCCGAGCGAGTGCGTGTGCTTCCTCCGGCGTAGCGGGGGCCACGCTATACATCTCGATGGGCTTCCGGAACTCCGCCATGGTGCCACCCGCTGGCAGGCATACCTGTTTCTCGTACGCCTTTGCGTCGCACATCGGGCAAGTATCCATGTTCGGATCGGACATTTTATGGAACTCGTCGGCCTCGTGTCCGCATTTCATGCAGCGGTACGGGTAAATGGGCATGCGTCACCTGAATGCTTGGTCGCCGGGCAGGCGATTACGGGATTGGTCAGCGGCTGCGCCCTGTTGAGCCGCCGATCTGTCCTGGGTGTCTTGGGATGGCGGGGTCGCGCGCACGGAACCGGGTTGGCGGTTTTGTGAGATTTCGGCGAGGCCGGGGGTGGGGTTGCGCGCGCCTGGGGGCTGCGTGATCCGCTGGCCTTCTGGCGGGGGCTGCGGGGTGGCGAGCAACTGCGCGATCTGGCGCTGCTGGAATTGGGGGTCGAAGAATACTTCGTCGAGGTACTCGATGCCCGATTCCTTCGCGACACGTTCGACGAGTGCGGGGATGTTGAACGGTATGCCGATCTGTTGGAGCGCGATCGCGGCCTGCGCTACCGCCGGGATCACCTGCGTCAAGAAGCGCATGGAGCGGTCGAACTGAAGCTGTGGGTCTTGGCGCTGTAGCGACAGTGTGTCCACGGTAAAGTTGTAGTCCATGAACTCGCCGCGCCGCGCCTCCGGAGTGAGGAGTACCTGCTCATCGACGGGCTGCTGCACGGGGTCGATGACTCCGAGACCGGGAATTGCCGCGCCCTCGATGGGCGTGCGCCGCCGGCGGATGAGGGGTAGGCGGATGAGTGGGTCGTGCATCATATACCACGCCCGCTTACGCGCTTCTCCCGCGGCCATCTTTGACACCATTTCCTGCATGTCGGATAGTCCCACGTTCGCCGAGTCCGCGAGGATCCGCGCGGCGGTCGCGGAGTCCGCGTTGATGGCTTGGCCCTCCAGCTGCTGTGGGTTCGCCGCCATCGACTGGAACCAAGTGGCAAGGGTATTTATGTGCCCTTCGTTCGAGACGCGCTGGCCCCCGAATGACTGCACGCGCAGGGAGTCCACGTCTTCCACTGCGACCATATCGCCGTCTGACGCGTCGCGGATTTGCGCGGCGTCGTCGGCAGCTTCCGCACGGTACGTCATCACGTCCTTCTGCCGCGCCGCCTGTGTGACGATCTTCGACGCCATGCGGTTCGCGAGGACGTGGAGGTCCTGCCACACTGCTGCGGGGGCTACGGGAAGGGGGTTGCCCGGGACCGGCGGGGTGAGGGAAAGGAAGGTGTAGGGCCCGTCTTCGACACCGTAGAACGTGTCTTCTCGGACAAACTTGTCGTTGGGCCCGTGAATCGGGAGGGTGACGACTACGTTTCGGCTCGGGATCCACAGCTCGGCCAGTTCCACTTGGTCAAGGACGCTCGTGGTCTGCTGTGTGTGGTTGCGGTTGAGCGTGATGCGGTCGGAGCGGTACCGCTCGTGGTGCTCGCTTGTGGTCGGGACCTGTTCGAGTACTTCGTTGTCGTATAGGCCGCTGTCAAGGAGGCGCGTCTTCGACACGCTGATGATGTCGCCGATGAATGCGGCGTCCGCGAAGTGGTGCTCGCGGCTATCGGGGTCGATGATGAGCCTGTCGAAGTTCACGGCCTTCGTGTAGATTTCACCCGGGGCCGCGACCCCCATTGTCTCGTCGAGGGCTACGGGGTTGTCGGGCACCGCGATACCCGTCTTCAGCGTACCGATGGCGAACAGGGCGTCTACGAGTGCGATGCGGTACTGTGTCCCAATGTCGATGGCTTCGTCATGCTGCGACAGCGCAAGCTCTAGAAGCTCTGCGAAGTCCTTGTTCGCGGCGACGCGGGACTTCACTACGTGGCGAGGGGATCGGAAGACGAGGTTAGGTACGAGTGCGCGCACTGCTGTGAACGCGAGGTTGAGGGCCTCGTCCCCGATCTTCCCGCGGCGGGCTGCGTAGTAGGGCCCCGTGTAGGAGCGGATGTACATGAGCCGCGACTTGCGGAACGTGTCGAGCCGCTTCTGCGATTGTGTCACGAGTTGGGAGAGTCGCTTGGCGTTGAAGCCTTCAGAAGTCATCTGCCCCCCGGTCAAAATCGAATCGGTCAGGATTCTGGGCCATCATGATTTTGCGCGCGGCCGCTCGGCCCGCGATGGACTGCGGGTGGGGCTTGCCCGCGGCCGCGGCAATCCGCTTCTTCCGCCCCGGCGCAAGCTCATCGGAGCCGAGGAGCGCGAGCATGTCCGCAATCACGCGGTCCCCGTGCGTTTTGCGCGCGGACGCGGATTCGTCGGTGAGTTCCGCTGGCCCCACGCCGCCGTTCGAGTAGTAGACGTATGACAAGGCTTCGCGCAGGGCTGGCTCGTCGTGGTTAACGACGGCTTCCGTCGCGTATGCCTCGTGGAGCCGCCCGAGAGCGCGGGCCTTCGCCTCCGTGTCGGAGCGCCAGCCCAACCGCTTCGAGCGCCTTGCCCCGATCTTGCCTGTTTCCTTTTGCCGGTACAATCGGGGGTAGCCGTAGGAGTCGTGGATGACGCGGCCGAAGTCGAACCCGGGGTCGCCGTTGTTTTCCCACACGATGAGGGGGAGCCCGCCCCTTCCCCCGATCCACAGTGCCGCGGCTGCGACGATTCGGGCGAACTCATACGCGGGGGTGTTAGCGTCCGCAAACCGAGCGACCTTCTCGCGCGTTTCAACGCACACGACGGAGGCTACGGAGTTTGAGGCCCCCTGGCCCTTCGAGATGTCGCAGCCGATGACGTAGGACTTCGACTGGTCGAGCCGCCCGTTTACGAGCGCGCCCCAGATGGCCCAACGGCCTTTCGGGGTGCGGCGGAAGAACGCCTTCTTAGTCGAGCGCTTGCGCAGGAGAATCGGGATGGTATTGTCTGCGACCCCCGACTCCCATGAGACTTCCCCGATTGCTCGGGCGGGTGCGGCGTACTTCTGGATGTGGGCTTGGATCACGGATTCGTCGAAGAACACGTCACCCGCGCCGATGTGATCCATATCCACTTCGATTGCGAGTTCTTTCGGCGTGCGCCGGCGCTTCTGCGCTTCGTACCACGGCGACGTAATGTAGTAGCGCCCGAGGGCGTCCTGGGCGATCGACCGGCCCGCGCCCTTCTCCGGGTGTTCCCACCACGGCAGGACCACCGTCTGCACGCTGCCGGAGAGGCGGAGTTTCGAGAACGCGGTTCCGGGACCGTTGGGGGTGGAGATGAAGATGCGCGTCGCGGTCACGTCCGCGGTCGAGCGGAAGATGCTCTCCGCTTGCTGCATCTTCGCGGCCTCATCGAGCGTGATTGTGGTGTGGCGGGAGGCGGAGCCGGCGGTTGCGTTCGCGCTTTCCCCCACGATCTCGGCGTTGATGTGCGTGTTCAGGAGGGTGAGCTTGCGGCGGACGAAGGAGCCCTTCGGGGGGAGCATCCACTCGGGGAGCCATGAGAGCGCGTAGTCGACCTTCCCCATAATCGTATTCGTCGCAGCGATCGGGCCGTAGGGGTAGTGCTTGGGTAGGGAGCGTAGGTCATCGACGAGGTCTTCCTTACGGCTGAGGACGAGGTGCGACTCATCGGGCTTGAAGAGGAGGCGGTGTGCGAGGACGAGTGCGATGCACCACGTCGCCCCCATGTCGCGGGACTTGTCGGCGAGGATCTCGCGGCCATTCTCGATTGCGCTGAGTAGCGCGGCGATGAAGTCTTCCTGTACTGCGAACGGGACGAAGGGGACGTGGGGCTGGTCGACGGGGCGCACTTCGCCGTCGTCGCCAGCCGCGAACACGCGGAGCGTCATACCGAATGCGTGGATGAAAAAAAGAGGGTCGTCGCGGGCTTCTGCTTTCAGCGTGGCCGCGATCTCTTTGTCGTCTTCTGCGGCTGCGAGGATACGCGAGCGCCATGTAAGGTTTTCATCGACATCGCGGGGAACTTCGAGCCCATTAGCGGAGATGTAGGGGCCCTGCTTCCGGGGGAAATCGGGAGAGAGGTAGGGTTTGTCCTTGAAGATGTTTGGCATCAGTCACCACCGGCGCTGGCCTTGTTGATCTTCGACTTCGCGATGTCGTTGATCTTCTTCGCAGGCGAGACGGAGCGATCTTCGGCCTCGATGGTCCGGGTGATGGTCTTGCCCTCGATACGGTCGATGACCGTCGCGATCGCCCAGTTTTCGGGCCGGTGCTCGCGGACATGGGTTACGCCGTCGTCTCCCATCTTCTCTTCCTTATACCCGAGCGCCCGATCCCAAAGCATACGTGCGAGCTTGTCCGCGCGCGTGAGGGGCTCACCCCCCTCGTCCATATCGACAACTTGCTCCGCGAGGGCTTCTAGCCGCTCACTGATTGCTCGCTTCGACATTCCGTTCGGGGGGCGGGGCATTACGAGGGGTCCTCTCCTGTCAGCGGGGCCTTCCAAGCGGGACGGGTGAGGTAACCGGCTTCTTTCGTGACTGCGGCGAGGATCGTGATGCTAATGGTGCCGGAGGTGTCTGCGACGATCTCGGGCAACTCGCCCTTGCCCAGGGGGATCGGGGTGGTATAGTCGAGGACGGGGGATTCGGCGGTTACGGTTGCGAAGGTCGTGGAGTTGTCCGCGGACTCGATTGCGAGGCTCGCGACGGAGCCACCGAGGAATGCGGAGGCGGAGGTGAGGAACAGCCTGTCTGTGGGGTCGAGCGTGTACGGGTTCCCGTCAGTGTCGAATACAGAAGGTGTCACGCCAGATGACGCATCGGAGGAAGAGGCGATGAGGAACACATGGCGGTTTGCGGAGATCGGCTTAGCGGCCATCAGTCATACGCCCTTTCGGGATCGGGGGATACGCCGTCATCGTCTGCGTGTTCGAGGATACGGAGTTGGTCAATCGCGGACACGAGAATAATCCAAATCGTTTCGTTTTGGTCCCCGATGGCGGTGTTCGTGTCGAGGTCGGCTTCGATATCGGGCTCGTAGGGGGGCTCGGGGTCAATGGTGCCGGAAGTGCGGACGACGATGTATTTGGGGCCGTCCTCCATAGAGCGGTTTGCAAGGATCCGCCCGAAGATCTCTTGGAGGATCGGGGCCGTAGAGCCGGAGCAGTGGTCCCAGAACCGGATGTGGGCTACGGGGTATTGGGGCAATTGGGGCTCCGGGATCAGGAGGGGTTTGTTATCGGCCGCTAACGTGTCTATAGTATACCACGCCGATCCCCAGTCGTCAAGGGAAAGTTGACAACTGGCGGTTTTTAGGGCCATTGAGGGGTGTTATGTTTTTAGTGGGAGGGGCGTGTTTAGTGGGGGGGTGATGAGCACCCAACCCCCCGCGCACGTCCGAGAAGAAGGAAGGCTCCACCCCCCGGGTCCGATAACTAACGCCCCCGCGCGCGCCCGCGCGCCCGCGCCCGCGCCCGCGTTCCGCTTATCTTCGCGCTTCGCCCGCACGCCCGCGCCCGCGCGCGCCCGCGTTCCACTTCTCTAGGCGAGCGTTTTTGCTCGGGGGAAAGGGGTGCGAGGGTGTGGGGGGTGGTTGACGCCGCCACGGCCCCACGACACCGCCTACCCCACCACGGCCCCACGGCCCCACGGCTCCGCCCATCGCACGCACGCACACGCACGCACGCACGCACGCACGCACGCACGCGAGCCT